AGCAGTTCCGTCAACAGTGTATGCGTCTGCTTCTAACGTACCATCTATGTCAGCATTACCTGATACATCTAAAGTAGTTAAATCAAGCTCTCCTGCAATAGTAACATTTCCATCTGCTAGTGTTATTAAATCAGTATCTGATGTATGTCCTATAGTTGTACCATTAACTATTACATTATCAACTGTAAGAGTTGTAAGCGTTCCAAGACTTGTAATGTTTGATTGTGCTGCTCCTGTTACTGTAGCTGCTGTACCGCTTGTATTACCTGTTACATTACCTGTTAAATTACCTGTGAATGAAGTAGATGTTAATACTCCACTAGAAGGATTATAAGTAAGTCCTGTATCGCTTTCAGCACCTTGTGATCCTGTAGCTCCATCTACAAATATAGGATATACAGTTTCGTCTGCGCTATTATTTGCAGAGACTGTAATATTATCAGCAGTTCCTGTAGTATCTTGGTTAAGTGTACCAATTACAAAGTCTAGTGTGTTGTCTCCATCTTCGTAAGTAACAGTAATACCAGTTTCAGTATTAGAGCCAACCATTGCTCCAACAGTATCGCTGATTGTTTCTGCAAGTGTAGTTCCACCGATAGTAATTGCATCGGCTTCCAATGTTCCATCAATATCAGCATCTCCACTAATATCTAATGTAGCAGCATCTAGTTCGCCACTAATAGTTATGTTCCTACCACCACTAATGTCTTTGTTAGCATCTGTTATAATAGCTTTACTGGCTATAACAGTTCCGTTTGTAATTCCGTCTATAAGGTTAATATCGGTTGCGCTTGCTGTAACACCATCAAGAATGTTTAATTCTGCAGCCGTTGATGTAACACCATCAAGGATATTTAGTTCGGCTGCTGTAGATGTAACTGCAGTTCCGTTAATTGATAAAGCATCTGTCTCTAATGTACCATCTATATCTGCATCACCTGATACATCCAATGAGCCTGCATCAAGTTCGCCTGTAAGTGTAATGTTTCTAAACGAAGCTGCATCTTTATTTGAATCTACTACGACTGCTTTAGAAGCTGCAACAGTTCCTGCTGTAATTCCGTCAAGCATTTCTAGTTCAGCTTCTGTTAATTCTGCACCTGAACCAAGTGTAAGTGTTCCTGTTACTGTAAGATTATCATTTACTGTTACTTCAGAAGTTGTGTGACCTATTGAAACTGGAACACCAGAAGTTGCAGTACCAATAGTAATACCGTTAGAAGTATTAGAGTTGTCTATATTTAATGATGTTGTTGCATCTAGTGAAATAGTTGTTCCGTCTACTGCAAGTGTTCCGTCTATGTCTGTATTGTCTAAGTTAGAAGTTCCATCAACATCTATATCTCCTGCAACATCTAGACCTGCAGCACCTGCTAATACTAAATCATCAGTAGATGTATCCCATAACATGTAAGCACTAGCTGTATCGCCAAAGAATTTAACATCGTAACCAGTATCGTCTACACCAACAGTTATAGTATTATCTACTTGAATAGCACCGTCAAGATTAGTTGCTCCTGAAACTGTTAATAAATCTGTGGTAATTGTACCATCAAAATAAGCATCTTTAAATTCTAAAGAACTTGTTCCTAAATCAATATCATTATCTGTTACTGGAACAATAGCTCCGTCTTGTATTCTAATCTGCTCAACTGCAGCACTAGAAACTTCTACAAATACTCCCCAACGATTATTTGTGCTGTCTGCTACAATTTTATTAAGAAAATCTAAATCACCAATAGTATGTATATTACCACCATGTCCTGCTGTACCATCGTGTCTGTGGCCTGTGCTTGAAGCACTGCTAGAACTGTATGTAAATGCATTTACTAATTGATTGTATTCATTGTTAAACAATGCAGCAGTAATGGTATCTCCATCACTAAACGTACTTTGTCTTGTATAACTTTGTGCCATTTTTTAATCTCTCCCTGAAGGTACGTAATCTATATATATTCCATTTACTGTATAAGGTGAATTTTGATTATCGCTAAATATTCTAAAATAATTACTTTTTCCACTGCCTTCTACTGATTGTCTAGTTATTGGATCTGTTGCTGCTCCAAACTTATGACCTGCTGTAGAACCAAAAACTGCTGTTCCAAACAACGAAGGTTTTGGTATTGATAATGAATAATCTGTAGGCTGTGGACTATCTAGATCATCAAAATTATATCTTATTCTTAAACTTGTATCAACTGTTCCTTCTGGAGTTATAGAAACTTTTACATACTTAAGAGTTTTTAAAGTTCCTAAATCTCCGTAATCAATGTCTGGTGTCTGATACTTAGCTACAATATTTGTTGCTGCTCCACCAGAATCTAAAAAACTATCTCCTGTATCATGATTATATACTTTTCCATTGTAATCACCATGATAATATTTTTCAACACCGCTTGAGTTAAAGCCTGAAACTGCTGCAGCACTTGCATCTATACCTATTGTTTCAGACCACTGAAATTGTGTTCCTTGTTGTGTAGTTTTCAAAGTACCTATTATTCCTCTTGCAGAACTTCCAGAAGAAGAATCTCCATAATATAAACGATACTGCGATTTATCTCGTATAACAATACTGCTTACATTAAAACTTCCAATATTATCTGCAATGTTTTTCATTACAGGCTGTATTGCTCTAGTAACTGTACTTAACTCTACGTCACCAATTCTTGCTGTACCTGCTAGTGTTCTTATGCCATCAGGCGCTAAAAATACTAAGTCACCACCAATCTCTTGAATACTTTTACCATCTAAACAACCAATATTTTGTGTAATTGGTTCTATTGCAATACTTGCTGATATATTTATATTTACTAATTTATAAATACTATTTTTACAAAATATAATTAGATCATCACGAAAAGATCTTAAACCTACTACTTGATCATCTAATACTATACTTCCTGAACCGCTTGTTGTAAAATCATCTATGTCATTTGTTCCACTATAAAATATAGTGTTTGGTGCTGTGGCTGCACCTGCTACAACTAAGTGTCTATCGTGTATCGTACAAAACTTAGGATAGTGTGTTCCACTTACTGTTATTTCTTTTGCGTAATAAGTTCGATCACTTAGTGCGCCAGTTCCTGTCATTTTAAAATAAAAAGGTTTTACACCTGATCCTTCATCGGTAATTATAACTTCTCCATAAGTTGTATCACCTTCATAAGTTGCAAAATGTGCAAGACTTTGTGAGGTTCTAGCAGAAGCACTACGACCTGTAAAAGTACTGTAGTTATCTCCACTCCCTGAAACACTTGCTCTATTTATTTGCAACCAACTTGTTCCGTCTAAACTAAAATATATATTAGTACTTGAACAAGCTATAACTCCATCAGCGTAAACATGAAGACCTAATATATCGTCTTCACTGCTTGGATTTGCTGCGCTTCCTCCTCCAAAAGCCGAATAACCATTTACTCGTCTATATCCTCCAGCAATATCAACTTCAAAGTTTTCTAACAATGTAGCAGAACCCGGAGTTCTTAACATTTCAAAAGAACTTGAAGACTTATCTAGTCCTCCTTCACATGCTAATGCAAAAGGTTGAGAAGAGGCCATTATATTTGATCCGTTGACATATACTTAGGCGCAGGATTCATTAAATTAGATCTCATTCTTCTTAATCCTTTTCGATAATCGTCTAATGCAAAAGCTGCTGATTGCGGATTATCTTTAAATTGATGCATATAATATCTAGCTCTTGCTAATAAAACTGAACTATACATATCAGGAAATACTATTGCATCTCCGTGTGCATCTAATGCTGTAGGTAAATCCCAAGCAAAAAACCACACTCTATAAACTTTGTCAGGTATTGGACTTAATCCAAACTTTCTACCGTCTTTACTTCTTATAACAACTTTAGGCTCACCATATGTCTGAGTGTCTGCATCGTCTATATTTTCAGATTCTCTACGATGATCTTTCCACTCTTCTAATGTTACAAAAGATAAATTTTGACTTGTATAAGGTGTTGATGCACCGCTAACTCCAATAGTTGTTAGATAAAAATCATTCCAATCTATTGCGCCATAATCAGTTGTAACTGAGCTTGATGCTGCTTTTAATTCGTACCATCTTGTTCCTGCTGTTGTTTCAACATACACGTTTCCATAAAAAGGATCTGTTGCTCCACTTTCTCCTGTAGCAAGAAAAGACCATCTAGGTTCAGCGCTTACTATATCATTATAAGCTCTATTAACACAGTCTTTAACATGAGCTTGAACTCCTAAAGCACTGCTAAAATTAGAAGATGTTAAAACAACTTCGTTTGATTCTCTTAATAACTCATTCGTTAATTGTAAATAAGTGGTTGCCATTATTTTTTATGTGCTTTTTGTATTGCAAAGTTTGCCATTAAAGTTGCACCTTTATGTTTAACAAACTTGCCTTTGTGTTTCATTAATTTAAAACCGCCTTTAGGTTGTTTCATCCAGTGATATCCTTTTGGTGCTTTAACTTTCATATTACTTCATTGTGTTCATGCCAACTCTAGCATCACACTTTTTAACTTTATCTTCTATGCTTGTATATTGAACAACTCCACCATTACTATAAGCCATTCTTTTAGTACCTTTATTCATTTTTTTTCTTTTATCTTTATCTTTACTATAGTACATTTTCTATCCTTTTTGTCTGTTAAAATTCTTTTGGGGTTTTCCAAAAATTCTATCGAAATTCTTATTGTATGTTTTTCTTTCTTGAGCAGTCATTCTATTGCCTGCACTTACTACTTTTCTATTGCCTTTTTTCTTATTCTTTAAGATTACAGGTCTTGAATCTGTTCCTACTTGTGGCATATTTTTCCTCTTTTAAGTATGGGGAAGGACAATATTATAGAATTTCCTTCCCTCACACCGTTTTATTGCTTCAATTAATGATTATTAGTCAATTGAATAGAAAGCAGATACTAAAGCTTCGCTACGAAGTACATCAGCGCCATAGACGTGAAGACCTCTAACGATGTCACCAAAACTGTCAGGATCACGAAGAACCTCAGTTTGAGTGATAGCTTGTGCAGTAGCGCAAGCAGAAATATGTCCAGCTATACATTTACCACTAGCTGTAGAAGCAGCAGCAATGTTATTAGACTTGTACATATCAAAACCACGCAGCTTTCCACTTGATACTAGTCCATTACGAATAGAACCCATGCCTGCATTGAAGTCGACTGACATTAATTTTGAACCAGATTGAGACAATTGCTCATACCACGAAGGAGGAGCAACAAACCATCTTCCTTCTTCAGGAATGTTTTGTTCGTCTAACAATCTAGCCATAAATGCCATGACATCAAGGGGATCAGTTCCAGTACCATCAGAACCTGTAAGGTCGATACCATTAGAACCGCCTTGATGTTGCGCCATTGTTTGAGTAGCAGCTGAAGCATCAGCACCTAACACATGGTCAGGCGATGAAGTTGAGACACCACTAAACAATTCGGCAATAACACCTTCATCAAAAGCATCTTTAAGAGCGTAAGCTGCAGAAGAGGATGCGACCTCTTTCCAGTTTACGTGAGACATAGATTTCTCAATGTCATCTACTTTGAATTTGAAAGCGTTTGCGACATCAACAGTAAGGGTTTCTTCAACGTCAGTAAGCTTTGTTTGCGTTACGTCAGCACCTCTTTCATACTGATAAACAGTAATCGTAGGTTCTTTAACTATACGCACAGTATCTCCGTAAGCGGTAATTTCTCCAGAATAATCAGTGTTAGTGATTGCTTCTGCTACCGATGCTTTTCTAAAAAAGTTAAGTACCTTCTTGGAATAAACCTTCGGCATGAAGAATTCATTATCTTGTCCAGTTACGGAGTTTGCAAAGTTACCATTAGTATCAGTTGACTGCTCAAAAAATTGATCAGATTGATTATAAGCCATTTTAAGTCACCTTTAAATGTTAATAGTTATACTTTTAACTGCGCACTCTACCTTCTTCAAGAGCTTTATCGATCTCGGCTTCGAGACGATCAAACTCATCCATAGGGAGTGCTGCAATCTCCTCTTGAGTCCAAATTTTAGGTTCTGCTGTAGCATCTATCGTTGTAGTCTTTGTAGATACCATGTCCGCAGCCATTGAGCTTGGACTCTTAGACTTCTCTTGAGTCTGTATTTTCTCATTAGAAATTAATCCCATGTCTTGTTTAAATAAATCAATTGCTCGACTTGCTAAACCAACATTATTAGGATTATTATAAACCCATGCTTGAATATCTTCTGGTTGAGATTTAGCCCAATCGTGAAATTCATCACTATCTCGAAGTTCTGAAAAATCAGGATGCTTATTATAAAGCTCAGATTCTGCTTCTCTTCTTAAGGCCGCTGATTCTCTTTCTTGTAAAGCTGCAATCTTAGAATTTAATTCTTCGACTTTAGCTTCACTTTGTAAGTGTGAAACAGTTTCAACCACATCGTAAACATCAGGATATTGTGCTTTAAATTGTTCAAGTTCTTCAACAGTTTTAGGAGCAGTATACTCAGGTCTTGAAGACGTTGCTTCATGTATAAGTTCTTGCTCTCTGCTTCTAAACTCGTTAAGCTTACTATCGTAATGCTTTTTCAAGTCATCGTACCTTTTTTTATAGTTAGGCTGTGAATAAGGTTTAACTTTTTCTACTGCTTCTTGTTCTTCTACTTGTTGTTCACCTTCTTCAACTTTTTTAGTTTCTTTAGGCTCAACAAATAAACTGTCAGCAGTTAAACCTGCTTTAGGCATAACATCTTCCGTGTGCCATGATTTTTTCATGTTGTACGGATTAGGTACTGGTTTATTTTTTGCTTCTTCTGTAGAAGCTACATTTTCATTATCAGTCATTTTTACTCTCCTTCCTTTGTGCTTAGTCTACCAAGGTGGCTTATTCCAAGAACGTCTTCTAAATAAGTGCTTGCCTAAATAAGGTGGCATCAAAAGGTATTTTACTTTTTTAAAGTTATGTAGAGGGCTGTTTGACTAGAACAGGTGGCTCTACGGTTAATTAAGTGGCGAATAAAGAGTTACGAGGATTTAAAGCAATCATAGATTCGTTTACTTTTTTATCAGCTAAAGAACGAGGCATTACTCTACCTTGTGTTTCTTTAGGCTGAACAGCACGAACTATTTCTTGTTCTTTTTGTTCTTCCTCGGTTTCTGTTACATATCCACCAACTTGTCTCATTTGTCTAGCATCAGCATCCATTTCAGCTTGCTCCATTAATTCTTGTAAAGTATCAGGACCAATTTCTTCTGTGGCTTTTGATGTCATAACAAATTCCCCATCCGATAACCTTGCAGGTATCGAATCGGACATTCCAGTTCCCGGACCTTCAACTGGTCCAGAACCTGCAAATTCTGATGCTGTTTCTACAACTCGATCAAAGATCATACTTAATCGATTATCTTGTTCAAGTGCAGTCAGCAAATATTCTTCGTCTTCGGGAGTCAAAGACTCACCGACTATAAAATCTATATAGTTATTTTCCATTTCTTCGTCTGACTCCATCGGAGTTTCAGTAGGAACCATTTCTTCTTCAGGCATCATCATAAGATCACCCATTTGATCTTCTACGGCTTCACCGCCTTCTTCGTAACCAAATCTATTAGGATCATAATCTTCTTCTTGATCTCTTTCAAAAGGTCCTGTGCCTTGTTTTTTTTGTTTGTTCTTTTCTTTTAAAACATTAACAAGTGAATTTCTTAAAAAACCTGAAGGATTAATAGCTGCTCCTGCTATTTTTATTCCTGTATTTATACGATCTTGTCTTTTATTTTCTCTAATCGTTTTTTTAGACGGTCTTTTTGCTTTAACAACAATTTCTTCCATAGCAGGTTTATTTTTTGTATCAGGCATTTTATTCTCCTCTATTTAGTGCCTCTGTTACTTGTTCTTTAAGCTGTTCCAACATTACCAGAGAATTGATCTTCCCCCGGCAACGGTACGTTTCCTGTTCCGATGTTGCCGCCACCAGTGCCTGTATTTCCAAGTTCTTGCGGTTGTTGAGGTACTCCTTCAGGGCTTCCCATAGTTGTTTGTTGTTCACCAACGGCAGCAGTTTCGCCGCCTGCTTCTTGTCCAGCATTTTGCATTCCTATAATTTGTGCCATAATAGCTGCTTCCTCTGGATCATTGAGTATTTCTTCAGGATCAAGATCCAAACTATAGGCTAGTTCACTTACCAATTTAGAAATCTTAACAAACGGTGCAATAGCAGGACTTTGTGCAGTTTGTAAGAACATAGTCAATCTTTGACTTCTTACTTCTTTCTGCATCAAGCTATTTGTACCCATAGCATTAATTTCTAAATCTCCTTCGATTCCTATCTTACCTTCCATAAACTGCATGTTCCATTGAAAGTATGCTTCGCCTAAAGGTTTTAATAAGAAATCATCTAAATTTTTTACAACTGTTTTAATATTTAAACTAGAAGCTCCAAGTAACATTGACATACCTGAAGCTGTTCTTGTCATACTTTGAACACCTGTCTGTCCGTGTGAGTACGAAGGTATTCCTGTTTGTTCATCTGCAAGTTGTCTAAACTTGTCAAACATC